CTAGAGTTTTCGCGCGCCCAGGCTCACCGCTCGCGCCAGGGCCTGGGCCAGCTGGGCGTCGGAGCGGACCAGGCCCGCCGTGTCGCCGCCCTGGACGTTGATCGTGACATTGACCCCGCCGCCGAGGCCGCCCAGCGGTTCGACCGCGCCGGCGCCGGTCGGGCGGAACAGTTCGGGGCCGCGCTCGCCGACCAGATAGGCGCCGCCGGCCGCAACCGGGCCGCCGTCGGCCCTGGCTCCGGAGAACCGCGCGGTGACGACCTTGGCCAGGGTCTGGACCAGGCCGCTTCCGCCCTCGCCCGATCCCGCCGAGACCGCGTCGATCACCGCCCGCGCCAGCTCGGCTAGGCTGACCTTGCCGTCGGCGGCGGCGTGGGCCAGCGAGCGGGCCAGGCCCGTCCCGGCCTTGGCGAAGGCGTCGTCGATGGTCCGAGCCGCCTGCTCGGCCGGCGCGCGCAGGGCGGCCAGGGCCGCGGCGGCCGCGGCGGCGCGGGCGGGGACGGCGTCCAGGCCTTCAGGGTCAAAGTCGCTCATGGGGGTCCTCGTCGGGGAAGCGGGCGATCAGGGCGTCCAGCGCCGCGCGGTTCAGGACCGGGGCGGCGGGGGTTTCGGCCAAGGGTTCGGCAAGCGCCCGCCATTCGGCCAGGGACAGCCGCCAGAAGGCCTCGGGCGCGACGCCCAGGCCCAGGGTCGCCAGGCGCAGGGCCGCGCGCCAGTGGGGCTTCATGCGCAGGCCGCCAGGGTTGCGGCGACCGCCGCGACGGCTTCCGGGATCGAGACCGACGCCGTGTCCAGCACCGCCGGGTCCTCGCCGCCGCCTTCGAGCAGGGCCGCCAGCACGGCCAGCAGTTCGCCCGCCGACAGCCGCGCGAACCGCTCGGGCAGAGCGCTCCAGTCGTCCAGGCCCAGCGCCGCCTCGATGCGGGCCAGGGCGCCGAGGGTCAGGCACAGGCGGCGGGGGGATCCGGCCAGCGGGACGAGGACCTCGCCTCGGGCGGGGTTGGGGGTGGGCATGTGGCGGTTCTCCGGTGCGGCGAACACTTGCCCCCTACGGACCGCTTCGCGGTCGTCTTCCCCCGGAGGGGGAAGAGCGCTGTTGCCGGCGCCGGCGCGAAGGCTCCGCCCCCTCCGGGGGCGGACAGGCGGCGCAGCCGCCAGGTGGGGGCAAGTCGGTGAGCCTCAGATCGCCGTGAACGTCACGACGCCCGCCGAGGCCAGGGACAGGGCGAAGGCGGCCTCGCCGTCGTGGTCGCCGGCGTATTCCAGGGCCGCCACCAGGAACGGCCCCTCCAGCTGCACGAAGTCGGGGATCACCAGCCGCCAGACCCGGGCGGTCTGGGCGAAGAAGCTGTCGCGCACCGCCGCGTCCGAGGCCGCGTCGCGGAACACGCCGCCGCCCGAGACCGCGACCGAGCGCACGCCCGATCCGGCCAGCAGCTCGCGCCAGCGGCCGGCGCTGTCGCCGTCGGTGGCGTCGATGGTCTGGGCGTTGAGGCTGATCGTGCGGGCCCGCAGGCCGGCCACGGTGGTGAAGACCGGCGTCGGCGCGCCGTCGCTGATCTTCAGGAGGATGTCTTTGCCGGCTTGGGCGGCCATGGGATGTCCTTTCGGTTCAGAGGGTTTCCGTCACCGCCCGCACCCGCAGCACGCCCAGCGACAGCTCGCGGTCGGCGGCGCGGAAGACGTCGGCGTAGGTGACGCGCAGGGTGACCAGGCGGCGGCCGCTGACGCTGAGCGCGGCGTTGTGCAGGGCCGCGCGGACGGCGGCGGTGACGGCGCGCGCCTCCTCGGGCCCGCCGAACTTGCTGGCGCAGGTGACCGTCAGCAGGTGCTCCAGGCCATCCGCGTCGGGCCCGAACGGCCGGCTCTCCTGGCGGCCCAGGCTGACGCACGGATAGATCGGATAGCGCGGCGGATCGGCATGGACGCGGGCGGCGACCAGGGCGGAGACGGCGGGCGCGGCCTTCAGGGCCTCAACCAGGGCGGCGGCGATCGCCGCGTCGGGACCCGCGCTCACAGCCGGGCCTCCCGGTACGGGGCCAACCAGGCCTCGACCAGACCGGGCGGCGGTTCGCTGCCGTCCCGGTGCTCGTAGGCGTGGGCGACCAGGACCAGGACGGCCAGGCGCAGCGGCGCGGGACTGGCGGGCGCCAGGACCAGGCCCGTGGCGGCGGCGACCCGCGCCTCGGCGGCGTCGATCAGCAGAGTCACCAGGGCGTCCTCGCCGGCGTCGGCCACGCGCAGGAACCCCTTGGCCTCGGCCAGGGTGGTGGAGAGGGGCATGTGGGATGTTTTCCGTGAAGGGGAAAGAAGGACCCCCTCGGTCGCTTCGCGACAGCTCCCCCAGAGGGGGAGCATCCGGGCGCCGAGATCCTCCCCCTCTGGGGGAGGTGGCGGCGAAGCCGACGGAGGGGGTCGCCGCGGGTCCTACGACACCGCGAACTTCAGCAGCTTGATCGCGTCGAAGTTCTGCACCCCGCCGCCGACCCGCTTGGTGGTGTAGAACAGCACGTGCGGCTTGGCGGAGTA